CGCACAGGCTTCCACCGACGCGGGTGCCGGACAGGCTGCGGCCGATACGAGCACGCCGGCGCCCGACGCGCCTGTCTCCGCTCTGTCTGCCGCTGGCGCTGCCGAACCCAAGGCAGACGCTGCTGCACCGGCCCAAGCCGAGGCTCCCAAGCCCGCGGCCGTGCCGGAAAAGTACGAGCTCAAGGCCCCCGAGGGGATGCAGCTCGATGCTTCTGCGATTGAGGCGGCAACCCCGATCTTCAAAGACCTGGGGTTGACCTCCGAGCAAGCGCAGAAGCTCTCCGATGTCTATGCCTCGCAGATGGCACGGATGGCGCAGCAGCAGCGCGAAACTTGGACCAAGCAGCATGAGGGCTGGGTCTCTGACATGAAATCGGATGCGGAGTTTGGCGGCGACAAGTTTGCCTCCTCCATGTCCACCATGTCGCACGTCATCGACAAGGTGATGGGCAGCGAGGCCGATGCCTTCAAGCAGATGCTGGACCTGACCGGGGCGGGCAACCACCCCCAGATGGCGAGGCTTCTGTACCGCGTCGGTAAGGCGATCGGCGAGGACGGTCTGGTGCGTGGCGGCCCTGCGGGTGCCATGACCGAGAACGACCTGGCCAAGAGCCTCTTTCCAACCATGAAATCTTGAGGTGTGAACCATGGCACTTTTGAGCGCCAACAACCCGACCCTGATCGACGTCGCAGCGCGGCTCGATCCGAACAGCAACATTGACAAGATCGTAGAGCTTTTGGCTGCGACGAACCCTGTCTTGCAGGATATGTCCTTCATGGAAGGCAACCTGCCAACCGGGCACAAGACGACCGTGCGCACCGGCCTGCCCGGCGTGACCTGGCGCAAGCTCTACGGCGGCGTGCAGCCCAGCAAGTCCACCACCACCCAGGTGACGGACTCGTGCGGCATGCTCGAAGCCTATGCCGAAGTGGACAAGGCGCTCGCCGATCTGAACGGCAACGCGGCCGCCTTCCGCCTGTCTGAGGACCGCGCCTTCATCGAGGCGATGTCGCAGGAGATGGCGCAGACCCTGTTCTATGGCAACGAAGGGACCGAGCCTGAAGCCTTCACCGGCTTTGCGCCGCGGTACAATTCGCTGTCTGCGCAGAATGCGGACAACATCATCGACGCCTCCGGCTCTGGCTCCGACAACACGTCGATCTGGCTGGTCGTGTGGGGTCCGAACACCTGCCATGGGATTTATCCCAAGGGCTCGACCGGCGGCGTGCAGATGCGCGACCTTGGCGAGGTCACGGTGGAAAACGTGGACGGCAATCAGGGCCGTGCGCAGATGTACCGCTCGCACTATCGCTGGGATTGCGGCCTGACCGTGCGTGACTGGCGCTATATCGTGCGCATCTGCAACGTGGACGTGTCTGACCTGACCACGGTCGCTAACACGAAGAACCTCATCAACTGGATGATCCAGGCTGCTGAGCGCATTCCGTCCCTGTCTGCTGGCCGGGCGGCGTTCTACGTCAACCGCAACATTCGCGAGAAGCTGCGCCTTGGCATTCTCGAGAAGGTGGCGAGCAATCTCACCTTTGAAACGGTGGTGGGCAAGCGCGTTCTTTCGTTCGATGAGATCCCGGTGATGCGTACCGACGCGATCCTCAACAACGAATCCCGTGTCGTGGCTTGATCAGGTAAGAAAGGAACATTCTCATGGCTATTCTTGACAAGCGCACCGAGTTTGCTGACGCGGTGGCGCTCAACACGGGGGCCGCGGGCACCTACAACATTGGCGACCAGATCGACCTTGGCCTTGCTGGTCGCGGCATCAGCGAGCCGGGCGATCAGCTTTATCTGGTTCTCCAGGTGGCGACCGGCATTACTGCCGGCTCTGCCGGGACGGTGCAGTTTCAGCTTGCGACGGACGATAGCTCCACGCTGGCCACGAACGCCACGCAGTCCATCCACCTCCAGACCCGCGCTTTCGTTACTGGCACAGGCACGGGCACGACCACGTTGCGCCCCGGCACGGTCCTGGGTGTGTTTGCGCTGCCGATCGAGGGCGTGGTGTACGAGCGCTACCTTGGCGTGCAGCAGGTGACAGGTACGGCCGCGATTACGGCCGGCGCGGTCGATGCGTTCCTGACGCCGACGCCGCCTGCCTGGAAGGCGTATGACGCCCCCTGGCAGCTTTGATCGTTAGGTAAGGAGGGCGGCGCATGAAAGTCCGGGTCACACAGGTTGCGTTCTGGGACGGTTCGCGCCGCCGTGTGGGCCAGGTGCTCGAGGTGCCAGACGGCATCAAGGGCTCCTGGTTCGAGGTGGTGGAGGGGCAACCCTCCGCCGCGTCTTCTGAGCGGCAGAAGCGGGCCAAGCCTGCGCCGATCGCTCTGTCTGAGATTGGGAAAGAGCCGCCTGTCGGGCCGCTTGACCCGCCGGCGATTGAGATTTGAGGGAGGCATAGATGCCAACGATTTCAGCGGTGGTTGACGGGCGCAAGCCTACCGATGTTGCTTTCTCAGGCGAGAGCTCTGCCTTTACCTGGAACCCTCTTGCCAATGGCGATGACGGCGCTGCGGTCCAGTATGGCGCATTCACTGATCGCAGCATCCAGTTTGCCGGCACGTTCGGCACGGGTGGGACGGTGGTGCTTGAGGGCAGCAATGACGGCACCAATTGGCAGACGCTGACTGACCCGCAGGGGAACGTGATCAGCAAGACCGCCGCGTCGATCGAGGCTGTGACTGAGGCAACGCGGTACATCCGCCCGCGCGTGACGGCTGGCGACGGCACCACGGCCATCAAGGCCATTTTGTTTGTGCGAGGGTAAGGCAATGGCTGAGATCACCAGCATGCAGACGGCGCTGATCGAGGTCCGCAAAGGCTTGCGGATCTTCAAAGCGCTTGAGTTCATTGAGCAGGCGGGCGCCAAGATTGAGGCTTCCCAGCAAAACGAAGCCGAGCTCCTGACCTCCATCGCCTCGCTGCGCGTGAAGCATGCCGAGACCATGGCGGCGTGCGAGGCTGAGCTTACGGCGCAAGCCTCGCGCCTGGCCGATGCCAAAGCTCAGGCGGCCCAAGCTGAAGCGGTGGCGACACGCGAGGCTGAGAAAATCCTCGCCGATGCCGAGTCTAAGGCAAAGACGCGCACCGCGGCGGCCAATGACGCGGTAATCCAGGCGGAGGCGGTTGTCGAGCGCGCGAGGGCGGAGGCAATCGATGCCGAGGCTGCGCGCGACCTGGCTAAGGCCGAGCTTGCGGATATTGACGCGCGGCGCAAGGCGCTGTCGCAGGAGGTTGCGGCGCTACTGGCTCGGATGGGCGGCTAACCTATGTCGGATTACGCTGAAGCCAATCCCGGCGCGGGCGGCCCCAAATTCGCAACTGACATTCTCGGCGGCGTGAATCATCCGTATGCCAAGCTGGAGTTTGGCGCAGACGGGTCCGCGATTCCGGTGTCGGAAGACAATCCGCTGCCTACGCAAGCGGTTGGCGAATTGATTGAAGCTATTGAAGCAATGCGGATGGCGATCAATGCGCTGAAAAAAACTATCGGTTCTGCTTTGCCGAACGCGCAGGGCTTTCCGATTATGGAAGTGCGGCAGTCCGCAGCGGGCAACTTGATCATCAGCGCCCAGCAAAACGGAACATGGAACATTGCGACCCTGACAAACCAGACGCAAATCGGTGGCTTTGCTGCGAATGATCAAGTCCCGGCTTTTTTTGCAATGCGCGCGGCTTCGTTCCGCAGAAACATTACGGTGACATGACATGCCCACAACAAACGGCAACAAAAAAATTCTGGACCTGAAGCAGTGGGAGTTTATGGCCCTGGCGCCGGGCGCTTCTTTAACTGGTTCATTCGTTGCCTCATCGCGCCATTTTAGGCAGCAGCAGCTTTACGTGCGAAGCAACACGGAAGCATGGATTTACAATCCATCAGAAGACGGGTTTGGTGAAATGCTTAGCCCTGCACTTGCTGGCACATTTGGCGCGGGCGCGGCTGGGGTGGCGGGCGCGTGGTCAACCGGCTCGACTGTTGGCGCGGCGTCACTGACGGCAACGGGCGGAACCACAACTACGATTGTCACGAACCAGACTTTGGCGCGTGATCTGCGGGGCTATCAAGTTTTGATTATGGCTGGCCCAAATGCTGGGGCCGTGCTGCCGATCTCGTCCAATACCATTGGCGTAAATGCTACCATTACCGTTCCAATTCAGGCCAGTGCGTTTTCTGCCTCGACGGTGTATCGGCTGCTTACCCCGCGCTGGTATGTTTTGGGGGCTGGCACTTTGGCTGCCGGTTCGTTCAAGGTTTATGATTACGCCACCAACACTTGGACAAACCTTTCAATCACCGGTCTTGCGGCGACCATCGGCACTGATAGCAAATTGATAGCTACGCCGAGTATTGTTGACGGCGCTTTCAAGCAATTTGCCACCGGCACCGCCACCTCTGCCACGGCCACCACGCTAACCCAAACGGGTAAAGCCTGGACCGCATCGCAGTGGATCAATTCGCAAGTGCGTATCACTGGCGGCACGGGCGCGGGCCAGATCAGGACGATCACGGCCAACACAGCGGATACGCTTGCCTGTGCTACCTGGACAACCACGCCAGACGCGACCAGCACCTATGCAATCGAAGGGAATGACAATTTCCTTTATTACATGGGCAACAACGCGGTTACGCTTTACCGCTATGATATAGCCGCTAATACTTGGTCAACGCTTTCACCTGGCGTAGCGCGCGGCGGGGCGCCGGTTTTGGGCATGTCTGGCCATTGGGTGCATAGCGTGACGGAAGCCGATTGGAGTGTTGAGAATGCTATTCTGAATGGGCGTTACATTTATTCGTTCCGTGGGGGCGGCGCGCTACTTGATCGGTACGATATTGCAGCGAATAGTTGGGCGGCAATTACCTACAGCCCAGCGGCAGCAACCTTTGGCGGCGGCAGCAAATACGCTTTGCATAATGGCTTTTTGTATATCCAGAAGGATAATATCGGACGCTGGTATTACTATGATTTTGCCCGATCCGAATTGTTTCCGTGGGGCAATATGCTTTACCCGCAAGGCGCGGCAATTGCTGGCGATACGGCTTTTGATGTGCTCTACAAAGACGGCTTAACGGAAATCTACTACGTCTATATGATCCACAACACTTCTCAAATCATGCTTCGGCAGGCGGTGATCTGATGGAAAATCAAGAAAAGCTGGCGATTGAAAACGCCCGCCTTACCAATCTTATGCAGCAGCGCACAGCCGCCGCTGTTATTGGCGAAAGGGAGCGCGTGGCGTTGTTGGAGGTGGAGATCGAAAGGTCGGAAGCGATGATTGCCAGCCTTGAGGCGCGAATTGCGTCTGGTCAGTAGTTTGGTGATTGGTGGCGTTTCAAGGGCATGATCACGACGCATTACTTTTTTTTCTTCTTCAATGCCGGGGGCGGAGAGCCGCCACCACCCATCATTGATGGGGGTGATTTCATCATTCGGGTCCGTCGCAGGCGGCGGAGGAGGTAGGCATGTCTTCGCAAGTCCAGATTTGCAACATGGCGCTTGGCTACCTGAACCACGGCATCCGCATTGCGGCCCTGGATGAAGGCAGCAACGAAGCGGACCAGTGCCAGCTTTATTATGATCATGCGCTGCGCTCTGCTTTGCGCGCTGCGCCTTGGGCTTTTGCCAAGCGCTACGCGACCCTTGCGAGCCTGAGCAATCCGGTCTCGACGGAGTGGGCCTTCATGTACGCCTATCCGAGCGATGGCATCATCATCCGTTCGATCCTGCCGCGCGTGGCGTCAACGCCGCCGAACCGCTGGGAAATCGCCTCGACCACCTCAAACCAGAAGGTGATCCTGTGCAACGTGCCGGACGCCACCGCCTGCTACACCGCGAGCATCACTGATCCGAGCCTGTTTGACCCGCAATTCGTGAGCGCTTTTGCGTGGCAGCTTGCCGGGGAATTGGCGGTCGTTTTGACCGGCAACCCGGGGCTGAAGCAGATGGCGGACGCGCAATTCGGGCGCGCGGTCAATCTGGCGATGGTCAGCAACGGGGCGGAGGAGGTCGGGCCGCCGGCGATCGAGGCTGAATGGATACGGGCGCGCGAAGATGCGCCTTATGCGCGGGGGGTGTGGGAATGACCTCGATCCTGCGTCCATCCTTTGCTGGGGGCGAGCTCTCGCCTTCGCTGTTTGCGCGTGTGGATCTGGCTAAGTATCAGAGCGGCCTGGCGCTGGCCCGCAATTTTTTCGTGCAAGCCCATGGCGGCGCGTCTAACCGTGCGGGCTTGCGCTACGCGGGCGAGGTTAAGGCTTCCGCCACGGCTGGCCGGCTGGTCCCGTTCCAGTTCAACACCACCGACACCTATGTCCTGGAGTTCGGGCAGGAGATCATGCGCGTCATCAAGAATGGCGGCTATGTGCTCGAGGCTGACAAGGTGATCTCAAGCATCACCCAGGCCAGCCCTGGCGTCTTCACGACCACGGCGGCGCATGGGTTCTCGACGGGCGAGGAGGTCTATCTCGAGGACATTGTCGGCATGACGCCGCTGAACAAGCGCAGCGCTATCGTGACGGTCTTAAGCGCGACGACCTACTTCCTGACCGGGCGCGATGGCGTGGCGATCAGCACCGCGGCATATCCGGCCTATGTGTCGGGCGGGAACGTGGCGCGCATCTATCAGATTTCCACCCCCTACAATGCGGCGGACCTGCCGCTGCTGAAGTTTGTTCAAAGCGCGGACGTGATGACTCTGACCCATCCGTCCTATGCGCCGCGCGACCTGACCCGCACGGGGGACGCGGCATGGACCCTGACGGCCATCACTTTTGCGCCTGCTATTGCGGCGCCAGGCGCTCCGACTGTCACGCCCCGCACCACGGGCTCGACGACGTATTCCTATGTGGTGACGGCGATCGGGGCGGGGGGCGAGGAGTCTTTAGCCTCGGCAGCCACCGCGATTGCAGACGGCAACGCGGCGGCGAGCAACGATGTGAGTTGGCCTGCGGTCGCGGGCGCGGTGTCGTATGTGGTCTATAAGCAGGGCGGCGCGCTCTATGGTTTTGTTGGGCGCGCGACCGGCACGACCTTCTGGGACAACAATATTGATCCAGATGAAAGTGACACGCCTCAAATAGCGGCTAATCCATTTTCGGGCGCCGGTAATTATCCCGGATGCGTGACCTACCACGAGGAGCGCAAGGTTTATGGGCGCACTAATGCCAAACGTCAAAGCCTGTTTTTTTCGCAGCCTGGCGCCTACAACAATTTCGGCACGTCAACCCCAACCAAGGATGACGACGCGATCGAGGCGTCCTTGGTCTCGCGGCAGGTGCATGAAATCCGCGCGCTGCTGTCGCTTGGCGGCCTGGTCGTGATGACCTCTGGCGGCGAATGGCTGGCCAAGCCTGGAGGGCAGTCGGACGCGATCACGCCTTACTCGCTGGTGGTGAAGCCGCAAAGCTACCGGGGCGTATCGGACGTGCCGCCGATCGTGGTCGGCAACATGGCGCTTTATGTCCAGGACCGCGGGCAGATCGTGCGCGATCTTGGTTATAAATACGAGGTGGACAGCTACACGGGCGATGATCTGACGTTGCTGTCCCGTCATCTGTTTGAGGGAAGGACGGTGAAAGAATGGGGATATTCGCAGGCACCCTACTCGATTGTGTGGTGCGTCATGTCAGACGGCGCGCTGCTATCGCTCACCTACCTGCGCGAGCACGAGGTCTGGGCATGGTCTCGCCACGATACGGATGGGGATTTCGAGAGCGTGGCGGTGGTGTCGGAAGGCTCGGAAGACGTGGCCTATTTCATTGTGCGGCGCGTCATCAACGGGCAGGTGCGGCGCTTCGTCGAGCGCATGGCATCGCGTCAAGTTTACGATGTGCAGGATTCCTTCTTCGTCGATGCGGGTTTGAGCTTCGACAATCCGGTTGCGATCTCGGCCATTACTTCAGCCAATCCGGCGGCGGTGACGACGACGACCCCGCATGGCCTGACGACCGGAGACCTGGTGGACATTGAGGGCACGCAATCCTTCAACCCGCTTTATCCCCTGACCTCGGACGACCGGCTCGTGGCGCACGCCACGGCGGGTCAGCGCTATCAGGTGACGGTGACAGGGGCCAATGCCTTCACCCTGCGCGATTACCTGACGGGCGCGGCGGTCAATGGCTCGGCCTGGGTGGCATGGGGGCGCGGCGGCAACGTGCGCAAGGCCCTGGCCGTGTTCCGGGGGCTGGAGCACCTGAACGGCAAGACCGTCTCGATCCTCGCCAATGGCGACGTGCAGCCTCCTCAGACCGTGTTCAACGGCTCCGTGACTCTGGTGAGGGCCGCCTCGCGCGTGCATGTGGGTCTGCCGTATTTCTGCGACTTGAAGACGCTTGCGCTTGATGCTGGGCCAAGTTCGGGCGGCGCCATGCAGGGGCGCAAGAAGGTGATCCCGTATGTGACGGTGCGAATGGAGCGCACGCGCGGCATGTCTGTCGGCCCAAGGGAAGACAAGCAGGTCGAGATGAAGCAGGGGCCTGGCGCCTATAACACTCCAACCGGGCTCTATACCGGAGACTACAAGCTCTCGGTGCCGGGCGATTGGTCAACCGGCGGGCAGCTATTCTTCCGGCAATCCTACCCTTTGCCGGCGACCATCCTGGGCTTGATCCCGGAGGTGCAGCTTGGCCAGCATTGAGGTGCGACCCGCCCGCATGGAAGACGTGCCAGGCATTGCTGCGCGCATGCGTGAGGCCGACCGGCGCGAGTTGTGGGCGAGCTCCCTTTCGACGCCGGAGGATGCCCTGGCGCGGTCGCTTGAGCATTCCGCAATGGCATGGACGGCGGAGATTGATGGCGAGCCCGAGATCATGTTTGGGGTGGCACCGATGTCGCTTTTGGGACATAATGGGTCGGCCTGGTTACTTGCTACCCCAGAGCTTGTGAAAATCGCAAGGTTCTTTGTGGCCAAGAGTCGGATCTATGTCCGGCGCATGCTGGAGGTGTTCCCGGTGGTGATCAATTTTGTGGACCAGCGCAATGCGGTTTCGCTCCGATGGCTGCGGTGGCTTGGCGCGAGGTTTGGCGAGCCGTGCGCCTATGGCGCTTTGGGCCTGCCTTTTGTCCCGTTTGAGATGAGGCGCGGCGATGTGTGAACCCACAACGATTGCCATTGTGGCGGTCGCGGCTAGCGCGATTGGTGCTTTTGGCCAGCTTCAATCAGGCAAGGCGGCAGAGCAGGCGGGCAATTACAACGCCGCCATCGCGCGCAACAACCAGATCATCGCCGAAAGGCAGGCAGAGGATTCTGTCAAGCGGGGCGATGTTGCTGCTGATGAGCAGCGCCGCAAGACGGCTCGGATTGCGGGGGCGCAGCGCGCGGCTTTCGGGTCTTCGGGGTTGGCGATTGACAGCCCGACATCGCTGGACATTCTGGGCGATACGGCGGCATTTGGTGAGCTTGATGCCTTGACCATCAAGAGCAACGCGCAGCGCGAGGCTTATGGCTACCGCGTCCAGGGAATGAATTACCAAGCGGAAGAAGTCATGTCGCGCGTGCGCGGCAAGAACGCCAACGCGGCGGCGCAGATCGGCGCGGCGTCCACCTTGATCGGCGGGGCGGCATCTGGCGGCGATCGGTGGATGACATACAACCGGCCGGTGCGCTGACCATGCCGCGGGTTCCAGCCTATCCCGGCCAGACCGTGATGCCGCAAGCGGTGCCGCAACCGTTCCAGCGCATCCAGGCAACGCCGGCTGATTTCGGGGGGCAGGTCGGGGAAGCTATTGCCCAAGGCGGCGCGCGTGTGGCCAATGCCGCCGACCGCCTTGCCGGGCGCGCAATCGAGATGAAGCGCGAGGATGATGCGCTGAAGGTCGAGCGGGCTTTCACCGGCTGGTCGGATCGCGAGCGCATGTTCCTGCATGACCCCGAGCGCGGCATTTATACCCGGCGCGGCAGCAATGCGGTCACGGCCTATGATGAGTCGTCGAAGTGGTGGGACGATTCCGCCAGGACGACCATCGAAGGGCTTGAGAACCCGAACCAGCAGCGACTGATGCAGTCCATGCTAGCGCGGCGGCGCGATGCTGCGCTTGACGGGGTGGCCCGGCACGCTGCGCGCGAGCGCCAGACCGCTATGGGCGAGACCTGGACCGCAAGGCTGCGCGGCATTGAGCAAGACGCGGCGGCTTCCTTCAACGATGAAGGCAAGATCAACGCCCTGTTGCAGGAGGCCGATGGCGGCACGGTGTTCTGGGGGCGGCGGCAGGGGCTGTCAGAGGATGGCATTGCCCTGTCGCGGCGCGCGGCGCGGTCGTCCATCCGGTCTTCTGTGGTTCAACGCATGGCGGAATCGGACCCCATTGCGGCCAAGGCGTATCTGGACAAGTACCGGGAGGAGATCGACGGCAACACGCAGGCGCAGCTTGATCGGTCCTTGCGGGCTGGGGTGACGCAACGCACCGCCCTGAACGCGGTGAACGCGGTCATGCCTCGGCCTGGGGAGCCGATTGCGCCCGGCAATGATTTTGACAGCTTGGCCAATGCGGTTGAGCGGCAGGAAAGCCGAGGGCGGCCTGGGGCGGTTTCTAATCGTGGCGCGATGGGTGTCATGCAGTTGATGCCGGACACGGCCCGCATGATGCACGACCGGCTGTTTCCCGGTCAGCCGTATAATGAGGCTCGCCTTACCTCGGCTAAGCCGGAAGATGTGACCTATAACCGGACTCTTGGGCGGGCTTACCTGAACGACATGCTTGTGCGGTATGGCGGCAACCGCACGCTCGCGCTAGCGGCCTACAACGCCGGGCCGGGCCGGGTGGATCAGTGGCTTGGCAGTCTGGGCGACCCCAGGCAAGGCGCCGTGTCTGAGGGGGAATGGGCGGCGCGCATCCCGTTTGCCGAGACGCGCAATTATGTGGCCACCATCCTTGGCGGTGAGGCAGGGCGCGAGGGCCGCGTCCAGGGCTCCCTGATGCAGCGGCGCGAGGAGTTGCGGCGCAACCTGGCCGGGCAACCGCCGGAGGTGCTGGAGCGAGCCGAGGCGTTGTTGGCAAGCGAGTTTTCGCAGCGGCGCTCGGCGGAAGATGACCTGCGCAACACGGTCCTGCGCGAGGTGCGCGAGGCGGTCTATCGCGACCGCAATTTCAACACCCTGACGCCAGACCAGCTTGCGGTGCTGGATGAGAACCCGATCGAGAAGGACCGGCTTGAGCGCTATGTTGCGCAGCGCGGGCAGGTCCAGACCGACCAGGCGACCTATGCGCGCATTTCTATGATGGACCCAGACGAGTTTGATTCCGTGGATCTCATGGACCCGCAGTTTCGCACGAACCTGTCCGAGACGGATTGGAAGCGGTTCGTGGATCAACAGCGGGCGCTGCGCAATTCAACCGATCGGAGTGCGGCAAGTGCGGAGCGGGCGGGGCAGCGCAACCGGACGCAGGTTGTGGCGACCGCTTTGCGGGAGGCAGGGATTGACCCAACGCCAGCAGACACGAACCGAACAGCAAGCGCGCGTGTCGCCTCATTTAACCGGGCGTTTGATGACCGGCTGGCGGCATGGCAGGCGGAAAACCGCGGCAAGCGTCCGACTGGGCAGGATCTTCAGCGCATTGCCGATGAGCTTTTGATCCAGGGCAAAGTGCAAGGCTCTGGGTGGTTGATCGACGATAGCCGTCGCGCGTTTGAATTGCGCGACCAGACCGAGCGCGATCGGTTCCGCCTTAATGACCTTTCGGACCCCGTGCAGCGGGCGCGGGTGTCGCGCGTGACCGGGATACCTCCTGAGCAGGTGGAAAGCGCGGCACGCTCCCTGACGGCAAACAGGATCGACGTGACGGTTGAGAACCTGGCGAGGGTCTGGCGCTTTGCCCAAGAAGAACGCGAAAGGGCGGCTCGATGAGTGATGTTTTTGGCGCGGCGGCAACGAGGCTCAAGTCCGAGCTTCAGCAGGGGGCTGATGTTCGCCCGCCGACCGAAAACGACCTTGCCAGCGCTGCCCGCCGGGTTCGCCAAGAGCAAGACGCCGCGCGCCTGCGTGAGTCGGCAACGGCCGCGCAAGGCTCTAATCCTGCCACGGCGGCGCGGGCCTTGCGCCTTGGCCAAGAGACCGGCCTGCCGCCGGCGGTGGTTGAGCGCAACATGCCAGAGGTCGAGCGCCAAGCTGAATTAAGCCGGATCGAAGGTGTCTCGTATGACGAGTACATGGCCAATTATTTCGCCAATGCGGAAAACTACCGGATCGCCCGCGATGACATTGACACGCTAGGCGGGATCAGCAAGGCGCTAAGGTTCACGGGAAACATCGCCCGGGCGGTTCCTGGTGGCGCGGTCGGCGGCGCGGGCTCCGCGGTGTCTGGTGCGGGTTCATTCTATGACGCCCTGACGCGCAATTATGTAGGCCGCCCGATCGATGCAGCCATGGGCGCGCTTGGGCTTGGGAGCCTTCAGGATTACAACCGCGAGGTTCCGTGGTGGATGGTGCCATCGGAAATCTTCCGGCGCGGCGGTGGTGCGATCAAGGAGATTGGCCGGGCGATTGATCCGCCGGTTGCCGAGCAGAACATCGCGACGGACATTGCCGGCGGTGTTGGTCAGCTTGGGTTCCAGATCGCGGCGGCGATCGTGTCAGGCGGCACGGCAACCCTGCCGATGCTTCTGGCCCAAGGTGCGGACCAGCAGGCCGAGCGGCTGGAGCGTCAAGGCAAATACGGCACGGCTCAAGGTGATGCGGCGATCATCGCGGGCTCGGCTGTCACGGGCCTGACGGAAAAGCTCGGCCTAGATTTTATCATGCGCAAGCTGCCGCAAGCCGCACGCGATGGGATCATGCGCCGCTTGCAGGACGTGGCGGTGAGCGCCGGGGCGGAGGCTGCGCAGGAAGTCATCGAGGGCATACTGCAAAACGTGGTCGAGCACGCCTTCTACAACCCCGACGCGGAAATCTTTCAGGACTTCAGCCGCGAGGCGATTGCTGCGGGCGGTGCGGCTGCGATCGTGCGGTCTATCCTTCTTGCGGCTTCAGGCGGTCGCGCATCGGCCCGGCGTCGGGAAGACGGCGAGCGCGCGGTCCAGGAGAGCGAGGCGCTAAAGCAGGTCAACGCCTTGGCCGAGGAGTCCAAGCTACGCGAGCGCAACCCGGACAAGTTCCGCGAGTTCGTGCGCGGCCTGGTGGAGCCCGATCGGTCGGTCGAGATTGACGCCGAGACCGCGGTGACGTTGTTCCAGTCCGAGCCTGACCTGACGCAATTCCTCAACCCACAGGAAGCCGAGCGGGTGGCCGGCGAGGTCGCCCTGGCGCGCGAAGTCGGGTCTGACGTGCGCATGCCTCTGGGCACCTTCATCAGCGCGTTTGTGGGCCATCCGCAATTCGACACGCTGGCGGAGAACGTGCGCCTGACGGAAGACGGCCCGACTGCGCGCGAGGCGTCGATGACGCCGGAAAGGCTTGAGCGCGAGGTCGGCCTGTTGCGGGAGGAGGTCGGCACGGTCGCGCGCCAGCAGGAGGCGACCCGGCAGATTTACGACGACATCTTCGCCAAGCTGAAGGCGGCGGGGCAGGATGACCTGTCTTCGACCAAATACGCGGCGATCTTCACCGCGCGCCTGCGGACTCGCGCGGAGCGCCTGGGGCGAGATGCTCTGGAGCTCTACGCCGAGAACGCGCCGATCATTCAGCGCCAGTTCCAGGGGCCGCGCATCCGCCTGGCTCGCCTGGGTATTCCTGCCGAGCCTGAGTATGTGTCGAAGGTCATGCCTTCGGGGCTGAAGCGGGCGCTCGAGGACGCGCGCAAGGGCGTGAAGCTGCGCACCCGTAGCATGACCTCGTTCCTGGTCAGCCTAGGCGGCATGCGGGACGATGGCGGCGAGCTCAAGGCGATCATGGGCACCTATCGCGCCATGCCTGGCTTGGTGAACAATCAGCCCCGGCGCCGCACCCCTGACGGCAGGGGATGGATGGGCGGCATGGCGCTGGACATGGCCCATATCGCGGCGATCGAGGAAGGCTACATGTCGGAGGACTCGACGCTCGACGAGTTCCTTGAGGTGCTGTCGGATGACGTGAACAAGCGCGTCATCAATTACGGCGCGAATGAAGACTTCGAGGGGCAGGAGCGCCAATCGGCGGCGCAAGAGCTAGAGCGCGAGCTTGAGGCGCTGGGCATGTCCGTGCGTGATCCCGACGATAAGATCGCGCAAGCGCTGGGCATTGATCCCGAGATGGCGACGGCGACCCTGGAAGACCTGGAGGCGCTGGATCGCATGCGGTTCCGTGGCGCCGAGGCTCCGGCGCTTGGCCCGGCGGAAGATCCGAATACCCGGACGCTGGATCAGGCCCTGCCCGACACGATCGAGGTGGATGGCAAGCAGCGTTCGACCATGAATAGCGAGGGGCGGCCCATTCATCCGACCGAGGAGGGGGTGCGCAATTTCTGGCGGTGGTTTGGGGATAGCAAGGTCGTCGATGCGGAGGGGCGGCCGCTGGTCGTTTATCGCGGCGGCCCGGCGGAAAACTGGAGGACTGGCGAGCAAATAACCGAGTTCAATAGCCCTAATGGGCCTTGGGCTGGATTTTTCACCTCATCAAAAAAAGTGGCTAGTCAGTTTGCCAGCATGCTCCGCGGGTCTATTGTTGTGCCGGCTTATGTGTCTATCTCAAACCCTCTTGAGATTGATGCGGCAGGCGCGCCCGCGCGTGATTACCAAATCGACGCAAGCGTTATTGGGGGGATTGATAGCCCGATCAGGGAGCAGTTTTCATCTGGTGATTATGATGCCCTGATCATCAAGAATACAGCGGATGAGGGCGATATATTTGTTCCAGTTCGCCCTGAGCAAATCAAATCCGCGATCGGCAACACGGGCGCGTTTTCCCCGAATGACGGGCGGGTTTTGCAGCAGGGCGCCATCCCAGACCCGCGCGAAACGCTGCGCCAATACTCAGGTGGTATCAGTGTCACGCAGGACGGGTTTCTTGATCTGTCGGATCAGGCGGATGACCTTCTTGATGCTGTCCGTGATGCGCAATCCACCTCCATGGCGGAAAAGATTGCGGATGATTGGGTGGTTGCCCGCGGCAAGAAAACCGGCCTTGAGCACTTGGTCGCCTTTGATCGGGATGGCGGGCTGATCGCTGTCGGGCGCGGGGAAAAGCATCGCGTCTCATTCCCCAGAACCGTATTGAAAGCCGGGTTTGATAAGGCAATTGGCTACGCAACGCACAATCACCCCGGCAACGGCGGGTTTAGTGTTGCTGATCTTGGTGCATCTATTGAGTACGGCATGGACATCACCGCAATGGGGCACGGTGGCGCCATTGTCAGCGGGCGAGCTGGCCCCACCTTAATGGGGAAAGACCTGCCGATTGGGTTTGCTGGTAACGTCGCGGCAGAAGTGGAAGCTCCTGTCCGCGCGTATGTCCAGGGGCTGGTCAATGAACACCGGATTTCAGTCAATCAAGCCATAATGGCGCACTCCCATGTAGTGGATATTTTCAGGCACCGCTATGGGCTTATTGACCTGCGATCAAATGGCTTGCAGTTTATCACTAACGCGGGGTTTGATATTGAGGCTATCATCCGCACCATAGATGAAAGGGTAGCAGATGTTCTTGTACGAAATAAACTCGACGTCCCCACTGTCCGAGATTTTGCAGGAGATCAAGCGCCTGGAGGCTCTTTCCGATCCGAACCGGGGCGAGGTGGAGCAGTTGGCGTACCTCAAGGCAATAGCGCAGGAGCGCGACGGTCAGGAAGAAATTTACCGGGAACCGACCCCCGCCAGCTAGCGCTCCTTGAGGGGGGCGACGGGCGGATTTTGAATCAGGATGACCCGCGCAACCTGGTGGTGCTGCACAACCTGAAGCCTGAAGCGGTGCTGCATGCCGTCAAGATGGGTGGGCTTCCCATCCCGTCTATTGCGGTGGCGAACAAAGATCAGGGGTTTGGTGGTTTTGGCAGCATCTCGCTTGTCGGTGACCCGAGCCTCGTTGACCCAAAACAAGACAAGGCCGCGAAGGTGTTTGACTCGGATGTCTATTCTCCGCGCTACCCGACCGTAACCTACGAAATAGATTTTAAGGAATTGCGCGCGATTGAGGGCGACCTGAAGTCGTTAGCCAAAAGGCTGGGGCAAGATTTTTATGAAGGAGGTCTTGAGGAAAAGGGCGGGCGAGCCATCCGCGAGGGCGTGGTGTGGAAGGCAAAATTCCTAGAGGAGCGGGGCGATTTGCCGGAGCCTGTGCTTCGTCAGGACGGTAAGATTGAGCGCTACGATACCGAGGACGCTATTGAGAAAGCAATCAAGCCATTAAATGCAGAGTTTAGCGATTGGGCGGATGCTCAAGAAAAAAAGCTGATCAAGCGCGAAAAGATTTTCGACGGCTTCACGCCGATGGGGAACCGTCGCTATCTGCCGCACAATCTCGATACGGTGGTTCGGCTTCTTAAAAAGGAAATCAGGGGCGGGGAATCATTCAATTATGGCGTCGGCTCTATTCGCGCGCATCACGCCAAGCAATTCAAGAGCTTAAAAGCTATTCAGGCAAAACGCGGGAATCTTGTTTCGAGCGAGGCCATGGAGGGCGTCAAGAAAGAGCTGAATGATGATTTCACGAAGCTCGCGGATAGCCTTCAGAATAACTACAAGTTTAAAGTTGGATTTGGTTATTATGACGATTTCTCTGCCGCGCTTGGCGAGGTGGTGAAGCGTGGCCGCACGCCACTGAATGAAGCCTTCAATGACCTGTCTCAAGAGCAGCTTGCAGATATCGATGCGTTTCTGGCGAAATTGCGCAATGCTCCGACCGAGTATTTTGAGGCCAAGATTCAGCGCGTGGTCAAGCTGAATGAGTTCGTCGGCGCGATCGTTCCGTCTAACGCAAGCCCAAAGGTTGTGGCTGCGCTGGAGGAGAGTGGTCTCAGGGTCGTCAAATACAACACCGGTCAAGAGCGAACGGCTGCGCTTGGCGAGTTCCAGAATGTGTTCTTCCAGCGCCAAGAGACCGGGCCGCGTGGCTCGATCCAGTTCCTGCCCAATGGCCAGACCGTCATTAACCTGACAGAGAAGGCGGACCTGTCCACCTTCCTGCATGAGATGTCGCACGGCTGGCTTGAGGAAATGAAGGCGGACGCGCAGAGCCCCGGAGCGCCCGCGCAGATCGTCGAGGATTGGCAGCGCATCGCGGCCTATCTGGGCATCGACCAGAATGTGGATTTCATCCCGACCGAGGCGCATGAGACCTTCGCCCGCACAGGTGAGGCGTACTTCATGGAGGGCAAGGCGCCGAGCCTGGAGCTTTCTGGCGCGTTCGAGCGGTTCAAGGCTTGGATGGTGCGGATCTATCGCACGATCACCGAGCTTCGCGTTCCGATCAATGACGAGATCCGGGGCGTGTTCGACCGGATGCTGGCGGCGGATGAGGAGATCGAGGCGGCCAAGAACCAGTTCAAGTTCCAGGGGCTGTTTGCGCTGGCCAAAGACGCCGGCATGACCGACGCCGAGTTCCGCAAATATCAAGACTTGGCCGCCAAGGCGCGTTTGCAGGCCGAGCAGCAAGTGCTGGCCATGCTTCAGGCGGATGAGCGCAAGGCGCAGCGCGAGGAGTACCGCGAGGCGCGCGAGGGCATCACGGCGGAGGTCGAGGCCCAGGTCAAGAGCGAGCCGGTCTATCAGGCGATCACGATGCTGGCCAAGGGCGAGATGCCGGACGGCACCACGCTCGACACGCCGATGAAGCTCGACCGCGCCATGCTGCGGGAGGCTTATGGCAGGCGCATCGCGAACGTGCTGCCGCGTGGCGTGACGGGCGACAAGGGCGTATCGCCTGACCTGGTGGCGCCCATGTTCGGCTTCACATCCGGCGACGAGATGATCCAGGCCATGCGTGCCGCGCCGTCGCAGGCGCGCGAGGTCCAGCGTCGGGTGCAGGAGCGGCTGAAGGAGCAATTCCCCAACCCGGCCGATGATGGCCGGGCGGCGGAGGAGGCGATTGCGGCGCTGCACAACGATGCGCAGATGCAGGTGCTCGAGGCTGAGTTTAAGGCGCTGCAACGCCTGGGCGCCGGCAAGCTGGTCGATGCCGCAGTGCGCCGGAGCGCGGGGCAGGGCGAGCAGGCGGCGGATGCCACGGGGCCGGAGGCGCGGGCCGAGGCGGCCATGGGAGCGCAACGCCGGGCGTCTGAGGCGCGGCTGGGCCGGGAGAAGGTCAGGGTGGCGGTGGACTCGCTGCGGGCTGACAGGAAGGCGATTGAGCGCGCGGCGGATGCGGTCATTGGGGAGACCAAGGTCAACGACCTGCTGAACACCCAGAAGTGGCGCCGTGCCGAGCGGGCGTCTGCCAATGCGGTAATCGATACTGTGGCGGGGCGCGATTGGCCGGCGGCGGCCTGGCACCAGAGGCAGCGCATTATCAATGCGCACATGGTCCGGCGATCCATGGAGGCGCGCAAGGATATCGAGAAGGCGATCGCCCGGTTCGATAAATACATGAGCCGGAAGCCTGGCCCGATCGACCCGGACTATCTCGACAAGGTGCGCACGATCCTGGGCGCGTATCAGTTCGGGCCGCAGCTATCCGACCGGCGCCGCACGCTGCTGGAGATGAAGGCGCTGCTGTCCTGGCGCGATGCGCTGGCGGAAGATGAGCAGGCGCGGCTCGACATCCCGGCAGAGATCACGGCGGCGGACGAGAAGACGCACTACCGGGACATGACGGTCAGCGAGTTCATGACGCTGCGCGACACGGTGGAGAACATCGCCACGGTGGGCCGGACGAAAAACCGGCTGCTGCGCGATGCGGCGGAGCGCGACCTTAACCGGACGGCAACGCTGGTCAGCGATGCGATCCTTGCCAATGTCAAGACGGTGGCGCGGCGCAGCCGGGAGTCGATCGAGAAGGGCGTGACCTATGGCATGTCCAAGTTCAAGGATCAGTTCTTCGCCTCGCACCGCAAGATCGAGAGCCTGGTGCGCGAGTTCGACGGGTTCCAGAAGCTCGGGCCGGTGTGGCAGGCCCTGTTCAAACCCTTGCAGGATGCGCAGAACCTCGAGACCCGCATGTCTATCGATGCGGCGGAGGCGTTCCGCAAGCTGTTCGAGCAATACCCAAAGGACGCGCGCCGCACTTGGCGGACCAAGACGACCTATTACCCGGAGATTGGCCAGAGCCTAAGCAAGGCGACGGTGATGTCGCTCGCGCTGAATTGGGGGAACGAGGGCAACCGCGAGGCGATCCGTAAGGGGTTCAAGTGGTCGGACGATCAGGTGAGGGCGGTGCTGAGCCAGACCCTGACCGAAAGCGACTGGCAGTTCGTGCAGGCAACCTGGGATTACATCGACTCCTTTTGGCCCCAGCTTGCCGCGCTTGAAAAGCGGGTGAAGGGCATTGAGCCGGTGAAAGTCGAGGCGGCAAGGGTCATCACCCCGTTCGGAGAATTGCGCGGCGGCTACTATCCTCTCAAGTATGACCCCGACCTGTCTGAGCGGGCCTTCTCGTTCCAGGTGGACAAGATGGCGCAAAACCTCATGTCTGGCGCCGTGGCCAAGGCTTCGACCCGTGCTGGTGCGGCGCTTGAGCGTGTCGGCTCTGGTGGCATGCCGGTGCGGCTTGAGCTCGACGTGATGTTTGAGCATGTGGCCGAGCTTATCCACGACATCAGCCACCGCGAGGCGATCCTCGACGTGATGCGCCTGATCGAGCATCCCGAGGTCAAGGGTGCGGTTCTGGAGACTAAGGGGCCGCAGTTCCACCGCGCCATGAAGGATTGGGTGCGGGACGTGGCGGCGGGCGATGTGCCGGCCCTGACGTGGTTTGACAAGGTGGTGCAGCACCTGCGCGGCGGCATGTCTATTGCGGCGATGGGCTGGAAGCTGACGACCGCGCTGGTCCAGGTGACGGGCTTCCTTCAGTCGGCAACCATGGTTCCCAAGGGTCAGCTACTGAAGTCGGTGGCGGGCTTCTACAGCAACCCCCTCACCATGTCGCGCAAGGTGGATTTTGTCTTTGAGCGATCGGTCGAGACGCGCACGCGGTCCAAGAGCCTTGACCGGGACATCCGCGATGCGCTGCGCAAGCTCGGCCCTGAAGGCAAGAGGGATGCCGTCAAGCGGTCGTTCTTTTATCTGACCGGGCTTATGGACATGGGGGTCGCGGTCCCGACCTGGCTGGCGTCTTATGAGGTCGGCATGGATGAATTCCAGGGGGATGAGGCCAAGGCGATCGAGTACGCCGATCAGGTGGTTCGCACCACGCAGAGCTCGGGCTTGCAGAAGGATCTGGCTAGCATCCAGCGGGGCGACCCGCGCATGAAGATGTTTACGGCGTTCTATTCCTATTTCTCCGCCACCTACAATCTCATGGTCGAGCAGGGGCGGGGCTTCCGTGGCGCAAAGGACATGCCGCGGTTCGTGGCGAACATGGCGCTGCTGACCATCCTGCCGGCGGTCTTGTCTGAGCTTTTGATGGGGCGCGGGCCGGATGAGGATGAAGATGAAAACTGGCTGGCCTGGGCCGGGAAAAAGAGCTTGATGTTTGCGCTGACCGGCTTCGTTGGGGTGCGTGATATCGTAAACGCCATGGGCAGCGATTTCGGTTATGCGGGCAGCCCGGTCGGCTCGGCGGCCGAAAGCATGGTGAGGCTGGGTAAGCAGATCGCCCAAGGTGAGGCGGATCGCGGCCTAGCCCGGGCGGCGGTCGATACGGCGGGGCCGGTTCTGCACCTGCCAAGCCGGCAAGCATGGATCACGGCGGAGGGTCTGTATCTTTGGGCGGAGGGTCGGGAGATCACTCCCTTCGAGATGTTTGTGACCCGCGACCCGAAAAAGTTTCGTGACTAGACTGTTGTGGTAATCCCAAGCCAAATGTTGTATATGGCCCAAATCTCAAGCCCAAGGGGTTGATTGATGACTGTTGCGAGCGCTACCGCCAAGGTTGGCCCCTATGCCGGGAACGGTTCTCAGACCGTCTTCCCCTACACCTTCAAGGTGTTTGACCAAGCCGAGCTTCAGGTCGTGCTGACGAGCGCGGGCGGCATTGAAACGATCCAGACCCTGACCACGCATTACACGGTGAGCGGCGTCGGGCTAGACGCAGGCGGCAATGTGACCATGGTGGTAGCGCCTCCTGCTGGCTCGTTCCTGACGATCGTGCGGGATGTGGCGTTTGTCCAGAATACGGACCTGCGCAACCAAGGCGGGTTTTATCCCGAAGTGCATGAGCGAGTGTTTGACCGCCTGACTATGCAGACCCAGCAGTTGAAGCGAGGGGTGGATAGCTCATTGCGATTGCCGGTATCTGCGGGTGCAAATATATCGACGGTTCTTCCTGCGCCTGAAGCAAATAAATTTCTTATGTGGAATAGCAGCGGAGAGGGCTTGCAGAATGTAGATAATGCTACGCTGGCGACGATTGTTGGCTATGGCAACGGGCGGGCTGATCTGTTTTCGGGTAATGGGGTACAGACTCAGTTTTCTTTGTCGGACAACCCCGGCAATCAGGCGGTGCTGGACGTTTCGATTAGCGGCGTCACGCAGCGCCCTGGCATTGATTACACATGGGCAGGCGGCACGACGCTGACGTTTGTGGCGGCGCCTCCTGCTGGCACGGACAACATCTTAGCGCGGTATTTCCAGGGTTTGCCTGGAATCGTTACTGAAGCTGTTGATGTTCTTTACAGTGAGGGCGGCGCCGGGTCTGTCGTGCGATCAGTGCAGAGCAGGCTTCAAGATACAGTGGACGTCAAAGATTATGGCGCCGTAGGGGATGGTTTGGCAGATGATGGGCCAGCATTTCAGGCTGCACTTAACGCCGTGAGCGCCGCTGGCGGGGGTGTAGTAAATTTCCAAAGCAGGCACCTTATTGATTCCACCTTGATAATTCCTGATTACGTGGAATTGCGGGGACCGCTGGGTAGCCCTGATCAATTACTGCCTGCGACATCGGCTGATTACGATGGGAAGAATGGCACACTTATCCTTAACTCAAGCGCCACAATTCAAACTTCGGATGGCTCCTCAATTACCGGGTGCATAATTATCAGGAAGGGCTTAAACCTGCCCTTTGCTGATGCTGTTGCTGCTGCTGCCGGGGTGGCGGCTTTCGCCGGGACTGCGATCACGGTAGGCGGGAACGGGTTGTTCCTATCTCGCTTGCTGGTCCTGGGCTTCAATAAGCTTCTTTACTCTGCCAGCAATGAGCGTATTCGGATTGAGTACGTGCAGGGCGACAATAATAACGGGATAGACATAGATGAATGTTATGATGTTTCATATATTAATACCTGCCATTTTTGGCCCTTCACTACCGTACATGCAAGCTGGACAACCAACGCTCTGCTTCTGCGCCCCGGCACGGCTTACGATTTTAAAACACTTACAGGCGTAAATGATTGGAGCAAGATAACCAACTGTTTTCAGTTTGGCTACCAAAACGGCTTTTTGCTAAAATCGTGTTCTGACGTGCATCTTGTGGGTTGCGCGTCAGACAGCATTTCCGGCATACCTTCAACCGGCGTCGCCTTTGGTGTTGAGAACAGCAACAAAGTAATCCTAGACCGCCCCATCGCGTCTCAGTATGGCATCGGTATTTTGGTAGATACTATGCCTGTATATGACAGCACCTATCCTTTGGGCACCATCAACACCGTGCGTATCAATAGTCCGACTATTTTTGATTTTGATACATGCGCCATTCGCGCGCAGTCGGGCAGGGCTATCGTCCATAATGCGATGATTGTTGATTATGTCGGGGACGGAACCATCGGTATTGATCTGAGGTCGCGGCAAGGCGCCGATATTATTGACCCGCACTTTATCAACATCACCACACCCATTGACACGTCAAATGCGTTTGATTGGAAAACCCTCTCTCGGTCCACTATACGCGGGGCCAAGTACGAGGGTTGTAGCTCAGCCGTTGCAGAACAACAGTTGCACTCCAATGCTGCAACGACCGTAAAGAACCTTGATTATTATTCATCTGGAGGGACCGGCCTGCTTGTCAACGTAAGGGCCGCTGCTGGTTCGCTTGAAAGCCCGGCAAGTCCCGTGTTGTTGACTGAATTATTTAGGCTTACGGCGCGGATTTATCAATCGGCTAACCTGTGGAACCCATCGGCGCAGATCGCCATGCGAAACACTGGGGTTCCTTCCGCTAGTAATTCTGCCGGCGCTATTTTCTTCAGCACCACAGACCTGAATACGACAACGCTGGTTGATCGAATTAAAGTCAATGAAAATGGCTCATTCTTTCCGCTTACAGATAACGCCTACAATCTAGGGGTCGGCACTTTTAGGTGGTCGGCTGTTTGGGCAGCAAATGGAACAATCCAGACCTCCGACGCGCGAACCAAGACAGACATTCAAGACGCCGCGCTCGGCTTGGGTTTTATCAAAAGCCTGCGGCCTGTATCTTATCGCTTCCTTGTCGGCGGTACAAAAGTGCTGGGGCAGCGATACCTCGATAAAGACGGGAACCCAATACCCGAGGGCAACCCAATTCCCGAGGACGCCACGCCTGGGGAGATCATCACAGAAGACAGGCCCGGCAGTCGAACCCATTGGGGTTTGATTGCGCAGGAGGTTCAAGCGGCTGTTGCTGCCCGGGGTGTTGATTTTGCCGGGTGGGTATTGACGGACAAGAACGATCCAAATTCGCAGCAGGCCCTTCGCTATGACCAGTTTATCGCGCCGCTGGTCAAAGCCATTCAGGAGCTAGCGGCCAGGGTTGAAAGCTTGGAAAAAAGATAAGCTCAATCATGGCGCCGATTGATCCGCGCAATTTTGATGAGCTTGATCTTAATTTGGCTGTTGTTGTTTTTTTGGTTTTAATTGAAGGGAAAAAGTAATGACCCAACGTGTTCCGACATCTTTGTTTGAGGATAACGTAGATCTGAGCGGCAAGGCAGTTAATCTTCCTGATGGCTCGGTTGTGACTGCTGATTTGGCGGATGCTGCGGTTACTGCGGCCAAAGCGGCGGCGGGCGTGCCGATTCAAAGCGTTGGCACTACAAGCGGCGCTGTCGCCACGGGGTCGACAATCATACCCCGCGATGACACAATCCCACAGATTAGTGAAGGGACTCAATTCCTTTCTTGCGCGATTACGCCGCTTTTTGCCGCGAGTATTCTTCAGGTGGATGCAGTGTTATTTGCGTCAGCGTCTGTCACCTCTGACATTGTTGCCGCGCTGTTTCGCGATAGTGGCGCGAATGCTCTGGCGGTCGGTTCGTCTTATGGTTCAACGGCCCTGGGCATTGTCTGTGTGTCGTTTCGCCATCGCGTCGTCGCTGGTTCTGTCTCGCCCACGACTTTCACAGTAAGGGCTGGGCCAATATCTGCCGGCACGCTAACGGTGAACGGTTCGGGTGGTGGGCGTTACTACGGCAACGTGTTTGCATCCTCAATCACCATCACGGAGATCAAGGCATGATGTCTGGATTTAACCCTGGGCCGCGCGAGCTTTATCAAGGATCAGAGCCCCATGTCTTGCATGTCCACGCGCAAGAAATCGGCGCGCTCAAAGCCGAGGTCTCGAACCTCAAGGGGCAGCTTTCGGATATTGACGCAAAGCTCTCGCAGCTTGTGGACGCGGCCAATATGGGCAAGGGCGCCTGGTGGATGACGGTCAAGCTTGGGGGCGTCCTAGTCACAATCAGCGCCGGAGCGGCTTGGCTGTGGCAGAGTTTTTCGTCGGCTATCATCTGGCGGTAAGGAGCAAACATGAAGGCAATGCAGTCGCGCGGGTATCGGAACAAGAACCCCGGCAACATCGACTGGAACAAGGGCAACGCTTGGCAGGGGCAGGTTGGTCTCGAGGCGACCGGCAATCCACCGCGGTTTGCTGTTTTTCAAACTCACGAGCACGGCATTCGTGCCTTGGCGGCGCTGCTCACCATTTATCAGGACCGGCACAAGCTGCGCACGGTGCGCGGCATAATCAACCGCTGGGCTCCGAGCGTCGAGAACAACACGAGCGCCTATATGATGATCGTCGCCCGCGCGATTGGCAAGGGGCCGGATGACGAGCTTGATCTCCACACCTATGCGGATCTCCGCCCCTTGGTGCAGGCGATCATCACGCACGAGCTCGGCGGTAATCCTTACCAGCCTGCGGTGATTGACGAGGGGCTGCGCATGGCCGGTGTGCCTCGGCCTGTCCACACAGCGCGCGAGGCTGCGACAACCAGCACAGGCAAGGGCGCGATCACGGTGGCGGCGGCGGCTTCTGCTGCGGCTACGGCGGCTCCTGCGCTACAAAGCCTGTCTGCCTTACCTCAGTGGGTCGGCGTGGCGCTGGTGGTGGCTGTGGCGGTCGTGGCGGTGGCTTGGGTTTTGACGCAGCGGGCGAGGCGGCCGGTATGATCGCTTTGATCTGGGGGCGGGTTCTGGCCTGGGTGATGGCGATTGTTGCTGTTATCGGCGCGCTGTTGGCGATCTGGTTCAATGGCCGCCGGTCTGGCGGCGAGCGGGTGCGTGCCAATGCCTCGGCTCAAGAGCAGGAATTAAGGAGGGAAGGCGATGAAGCTGCTGCTGATGCTGGCCGCGACGGCGCTGCTGATCGGCTGCGCTCCGGTCGTTTCTAACCGGCCATGCCCGAGGGTGACGGAGTTTCCGCCGGAGCTTCAGAAGCAGGCCGCCCTGGAGCTTGAGCGCGCGGCGGCGCTGACTCAAATGATGAATGCCATGGCCGTTGACCGGGCTTTCAACCGCGCGATATGCGAGTGAACGAGGCCGGAACGGGTTGGGATAAATTGGGATAATCCCAAGACGCAACCCTTTGGCGGTGCTGGTGATTTGCCTAACAGGTGGATATGCGAATTGTATTGTTCGCCAATCACTTAGCCCTTTTCTTTTCCGCGTTTTCCAAGCGAAAGATTGCGGCCGTCGCGCGCCGCTTTTGGTCGGCTCCGCGCGTGTAAAGTTCAACCATGGCTAGGGTCTTGTGCCCTGTGATGGCGGCAATCTCGTGCGTCGAGCATCCGGCTTCTGCGAGGCGGCTTGCGGCGGTCTTGCGGAGGCCGTGAAAGGTCACGCCAGCGAGAGGTTTGATGGCGTTCGTGGCGGCGGCGAATCGCGTCGAGAGCACGCGGGCTGATCGCCATGGCGTGCCCTTCTGCGTGACCAGCGTCGTGACCGCCTGGCGCTCCCATGTGTCGAGCTCGGCGCGTAGGTTGCGGTGGGCTGGCACCCATAGCCGGGCGCCGGTCTTCTGCTGCACCACGGCGATGCCTGCGCCGTCATAGTCGGCCCATGTCATGCGTACCACGTCGCTCGCCCGCTGCCCGGTATAGAGTGCCAGCACGGCGGCACGGCGGAGGTTGTCGGGCAGGGCGGTGAGGGCTTCCACCTGCGCCGCGGTCCATGGCTGGTGCTCTCCGCCGGGGAGCTTCTTCATGCCATGGAGGACGTTGTAGTCGAGGAGGTCGTCCTCGACGGCGAACTCAAGCACCACGCGGGCGATCTTCATGACCGCGTTGGCGGTGGCGGGCGTCCTGATGGCGAGGGCGTCCCGGATTGACCGGATGTGCCGGCGCTTGATCTCGGTGATCGGCACCTCATGAAGCCCGGCCAGGCAATCCAGATGATGGCGATAGGCGGCCTTTGTGGTGGGCTTCAGGTTGGCAAAGGCGGCAGACTTCTTATAGGCGACGACCAGCCTGCCAAAGGTCCAAGCGGCCGGGGCTGGCCGCTTGGAGTAAGAGTAGGTCTTAAGGCTTCCGTCTGCGAGCCTTCGCGTCACGCTCTTTTTGGATGGCATCGACTGCTTTCTCTGTGGCTTCGTCGGCTGTGGCATGGTGCGCCTGCTGGCTGTGTGAGGCAAGCCATGCGTCCAGCATTGTCACGGGATACAGGACGCATCGGCCTATCTTGAGGGGCTTGGGGCCGTGTCGGCGGAGGCTCATGCGAGACAACCCGAGGTAGGTTGCTGCATCGTGCTCTCTGAGGGCGGCGCGGTCAGTCATGGCTTGCCGCCCTTGCCCGTAGCGCGGCGGAGCATAGCGCTAGTGCTGGGGTGGCGCCGCGCGCGTCTATGTGCCGAGCCCACTCTTTCGGGTCAGCAGGAACACGATAGACAGTCATGCACTGCTCTTGTTTGCGCAGCCACTCGCACCCCACCGGAACCAGCGTAATCGCCGCTTCTAAGCTGGCGGTGTAGTCAGTGCGGGACGGACGAAAGCCGGGCAGGAACACAAGGCTTGTCCAGATAGCTAAGTCTAGCTCGTAATCCGGCCTGGCTGCCTGTTCGCAGCGTTCCGCAAGGGCTAGAAGGGTGGCGGGGTCAGTCATGACTTCACCTCGGCTGCATCAAGAATGTCAGCCCCCTTGCAAAGCCGCGCGGCCAACTCGCGCGCTTGTGCCGCGTTGAACTGCCCCGGTGGTGTTTTCAAATTGATCGCGATAAAGCTTGGCCCGTCTTCGACAAAGCAGACCACCGCTGCGGCAGATGCGCGCTTGTGTGCGCCGGTCTGTTCCACTCGCCCGAGGTTTTGCATTTCCACGATCTTGCTCATGGCTTCACCTCCTTCAGCGCATCACCCTCAGCGGCAAGGGATAATAAGCGCACCTCTTCAATTTGATGGCGATGAAGTTCCGCTTCTTCTGTGGTGACGGTCATGGCGTTATCCCCATTATCAAGCAGCTTTCGTATTCCTGTTGCGCGCCGATCTTCGCCAAGGCGGCGGTATCCCAGCGCGCAAATTCTTCGCCGTGAATGCTGGCGACATAAAAAATAACGGGGCCTCTCTCCCCGAAAACCCGCACAACCTTTAGGCTGGTGCCTTTCAACACAAGCACTCCCGGCGAAGGGTTTTCCCATTCGTATTGATTGGTCATTTCCTTGTGTTCCACTTTCCCAATACAGCGCGCGAGACTGACGCCTGCGAGACATCAAAGCTCCTGGCCAGAGTGTGCTGAGACACGTTGCCCGCGGCATAAGCGCGCCGAATAGCGCGGGCCATCTCGAGCGTGATCTTGGTTTTGGGTTTTGGTCTTTTCATCGGTTCATCCTCTAGGCGCCCCGCGCAATGTGTCTCGCGCGGGGCTTTGGTTGTCAGATCAGGTCCATCTCGTCGGAGGCACGGGCGGGCTCGGGCTCTGGCTCGGGTGGTGGGGGAGGCTCCTCGATCTCGACCGCCTGGGCGTCGATCACGGCTGAGGCGCGGGTGCGGCGGCGCGCTGGGGCCGGCTCGGCCGACGTTGGCGTCGAGGCGGGCTCCTCCTTGTAGAGCTCATCATCAGCCTCGACCGCCCGGTGAAACTCCTCGTCCTTGTCGGTCGAGCTTGGCAGGTACTTGGACAGGCGGCGGATGACGGTTTTCTTCGCCATCTCATCCCACCATTGCGTCCATGGCCCGGCGCCCTTGGAGCGGGACACGGCTCGCACGCGCTCGATCTCGGCGACCGTCATAATGGCGCGCTGCTTGCCGCCGTCCTTCAGCGTCGCGACGGCATAGACCAGGATCGGTTTGCCGCGATCGGCACCAAGGAAAGGCTTGTGCGAGATGCGCTCATCATCGCCGAGCTCGTAGGTGAATGTGTCGCGCTCATAGACGACATGGGCGGCGATGGTGCTGATCTCGCCGCTGTTGCGGGCTTTCTTCAGTAGCCCGGCGACCATCGGCATATATTGCGCGGTGCCGCTAAACTTCACGAGCGCAGCCTCGCGCCCGTCGAGCACCAAGCCGTCCTGTGCGGCCTTCATGATGGCGCCATAGATCGAGCGCCGGTCGCAATCCACGATGTCCGGGTTCATCTGAAGCGCGGTCTGCGCCGTGCGGATGAATTTGGCGGAAGGGATGTGCGCCGGCAATGCGGCGCGAAACTCCGGCTCCATCGTGGTGATGGTGTTGCGGATTTCCACAAGAGCGGTCTTGGACATTATGCGATTTCCTTCAGGTTGAGCTTAAATTGACGGTAGCCGGAGCGGGCGTTGATGACGGTCCCGACCATGTCCGGCGTGATGGTGGTGCCAGCCGAGCCCTTGGTCTCGGTGGCGGTGAGGGTCCAGCCTTCGCCCGTGACCTTTCCGGCATCGCCGATCAGGGTCAGCATTTCGGAGCGGGCGGCTTCCTTGCGTGCCACGGCGTCCTTCTCGTCACGCGCGGCGGAGGCGTAGGACAGGGCGAGGCTGTGCAGGCGGTTGTTGCCGGTGGCGTCGAGCGGTGCGCCAGAGCCGTTGCGGTAGATTTCCCGGATGGTGTCGGCATCCTTTATGAAATCCACGGCCGGCGGGGTGTTGGCGTTCACGCGCTGCCAGAAGCGGCGGATGGCGGCGCGGAGCTTGTCGCCGACCTGGCGGTCACGCGCGACCCGGATGACGCGAGGCGTGTTGCCTGCGACGAGGCAGACGATCAGCGCCCATTCGCGATTGGCCACCTCAAGCTGGTGCTGAACCTGGATCTCAATATGCGGCGGGGCTTCGTCGTCGAGCCATTCGTCGCGATAGACCCGAAAATCGACGTTTTTGACCTCCATGAGGCCGGGGCCGTCAGCGTGAGACACGATCTCGAAGTCAAAGCTGGCGCCCATGCGCGCCTCGTCGGTGTGGCGCCAATAGCCGTTGATGCGCCGCACGGTGAGGCCCATGTCCTCGGCAACGCCATGAGCGATCGCGTCCTGAAGGCGCAAGCCCCACGTCATGCGCTCGTTCTGCTCGATCTCGTCGGAGACATTGCCGAGCTTGCGGTAGAACAACTCGAGCTCGGTGGCGTATGGCGAGAGGCCAAACAAGCCGGCGGACTCGGTGCTGGTCACGTCCTCGCGGCGCAACTCCAGCCAGTGCTCGCGGCTGTTGGGGGTGATGATTACAGGCATTTACTCGTCCTCCATTTTCATGATGATTGCGATAATCCCAAGCACAACGGCGAAGAAAAGAACGCCGTAAGCCCAGGCAGTAAGGATTCCGTCCATTGGTGTTCCTCGCGTTGTGTGTTGGGTTTATACCAACCCGTAGCGCGGCACGTCAAGGGATAAATTGGGATTTATTGGAACGCTGAGAGATCGGCCTCGCCGCGCGCAACGACCGCAATTCCTCCGGCGGTTTCAACCGCTTGCAGAAAATTGCGCTGCGCTTCGCTCGTGCGGCCGGTGGCGGTCTTCACCTCCACGGCGGTGAAAATCGCAATTTTTTTCCCGACCATGTCCGTGGTCACGGTGCGGCTGGTCCAGCCGATCAGGTCGGACCCGCCCGGGTTGGCGAGCCCGTAGCGCACGACCGACCCGTCTGGGTAATGGGCGACCCCTTGATTGTTGCGGAAAACGACCGCTTTGCCGGATAGCGCCAGCATCAAGCGGCGCATGAGGTTGCCTTCCTTCAAGCTGCCCGCCCCCGCGCCATGCGCGCCGTCATGATGTGACCTGCCCACGCTGCCGGGTTCTTGTACCCGCGCTTTTGGGCGAGCTTGATCAGGTCATCGAGTCCGCGCGCCTTTGATTGCTCCTCCATCTTGGCGCGGCGGACCATGGCCGGATCGACCTCGTGAAGCTCGCCGTCCACCTCCTCCACCTTCCGGCCCGTCTGCTCATAGACATGCCCGCAAGCCGAGCAGACCGGCGCCGGGCGATGCGTGGCAAAGCATTTCGGGCATTGCTTGATGGCGAAGTGCGGCTCGTCGTCGCCGTCCTTGGCCTTTTTCCGCTTCTCCCTGTCGGCAAGCGTCCAGTCCCGATCGTCGTCGGGCAAGCCGTGTGTGGCGATGTTGTTGGCGTGGTCGAGGATTAGCGCGTGCTGCTTGCCCGGGAAGGTGCGCAGCGCTCGCCCGACCTGTTGCAGATACAGGCTCAGGCTCTTGGTCGGGCGCAGCAGGATCGCGGCCTCGATCGCCGGGAGGTCGAACCCCTCACCGAACAGGTCCACATTGCACAAGACCTGGATCTGCCCGGCCCGAAACGCTGCCAGGGCGGCGCGGCGCTCATCGCGGGGCGTGGCGCCGTCGAGGTGGTGTGCCACGAACCCGGCAGAGCGAAACTCCTGCGCGACGTGCTGGCTGTGCTTCACGCTCACGCAAAACGCGACCGCGCGCTTGCCGGCGGCTAGGCGACGGTAATGCGAGACAGCATCCCCCACGATCGCGCTGGCGCCCATGACCTCGGCAAGCTCGGTCTGGATGTAATCGCCCGCCCGTGAGTGAACATTCCCGAGGTCGGGATGGGAGGGAGCGAATGCGCGATATGGCGAAAGGAACCCATTCTCGATCAGCCATCGCACGCTCGGCCCCCGCACCATGCGGCTGAAGTGCTGGCCGAGTCCGGTGCCGTCGAGCCTCCAGGGGGTTGCGGTCAGCCCGACATGCTTGGCGCTGGGGTAGGCGTCCATCACCCGGGTCCAGCCTGCGGCTGCGACGTGATGGCATTCATCCCAGACGACCAGCGCGGGCGCACGCACCTTGTCGAGGCGGTTCTTGAGGGTGTCGATCGATGCGATCTGAACCGGCGCCAAAGGATCGGGCCGCGCGCCGGCGGCGATGATCCCGTAAGAGATCCCGACCTGGGCGAAGGTGCTGGCGGCCTGCTCGATTAGCTCGGCGCGGTGGCAGATGAAAAACGAGCGATGACCGCGGCTGGCGGCGGTGCCGAGCATGCTCGCGGTGAGGGCCGTCTTGCCTGCTCCGGTGGGCGCCTGGATCAGCACGCGCGGCACGTCTCGCAGGTGGGCGCGAGCTTGGGCGATGATTTCGTCCTGGTAGGGGCGGA